AAACAAGCGACAAACAAAACGACAAACTCAAAACACACATTAACAAGCTGCAAACCAAATAATTGCGAATATGAAAAATTTGAAAACGACAAACTGAACGACAAACCGACACACAGAAAGCGCCGGGAACCGTCAAAAAATCGAGAAATGAGCGACAAACTCAAAATCACCACAATAGGCTATAACACAAATAGTTACAACAGCGATAAATTCGAGAGCGACAAACAAGCGACAAACAAAACGACAAACTCAAAACATGATATAATGCAATTATATTCAACATGTTACAACGACGCATTTTTTCAAAACGACAAACAAAACGACAACAGTATAAGAATATATAAAGAAGAATATAAAGAATTAAAAGAATCTCTCTCTTCGCGCGCACGCGCGACAGAGGCAGAGAGAGACATTTTTTGAAATCTTTTTTTTCAAGAATTTCCAAAATCCCGATTACGAGGTCGAACGATTCTGCGCTAATTACGAAGCGTCGGGCTGGATTCGTAAAAACGGACAAGCCGCTATCGACCGCCCGGCGCTTGCGCGTACATGGACGCAGGAAGATAAAAACGCCACACCACGCTTCAACGCCGATTTTCTTGCGAAATACCGACGTTTCTACGGCCTCGCAAAGCAAATGAATCCGGCGCTTGCGCCGATATTCATTCACGATCTGGAATTGGTATTTATCGACGCCGAGCGTAAGCGGCTGACGTTCCGCTGCACGCGGCAGATGGCCGAAGCCGTCGAGGCCAATGTCCGGTTCTTTCGGGATAACTTTTTCGACAAACATTTCGCGGGCTGGACGCTACACTACCAAACCCCGCGGGCTTAAAAACAGGCGATTTGACGCATTTGTTTTTCGCAACGAACGTCTTTATCGCAACCGCGACAAAAGTACGCCAAATCGAAGAAAAACAGCAAAAAACACACATTTTAAAGCAGCGCACGATGAAAAACAAAAACGACAAACGAGACGAGGACTTGGCGGATTTTTACAATAAAATAGTCAAAATGCTCGACAAGGCAGCGATTATGCGGACGATCACAGTCAAAACCAGCAGAGCTACACCCGCCGCCGGATGCTATGGGAGTGCAAAGGCATTGATTTTGGCCGAGGTCGCCCGGAATGGGGTGCACCCGATCACGAAACATTCATTATCAAACTTGGGAACCGACTAAACGATGAGAGATTACAGTAAAGATTTCGCCGAATGGCGAAAATGGCGCGACGAAAAAGGGTTGCCGCCTATCTACGACGACCCGGCCGACGCGGGTATCGAAACGGATTTCCGGGTCGGACAACAGGTGTCGTTCACGAACGAATACGGTGTGCGGTTCGAACCGCACGTGATAATGGGATTCTGCAAACCGGAGCTTTCGAGCCGATGCGTCTACCTCAACTACGACTGCTACTGGTTCCCGACGGAACTTAAATCGTTAAAACCCTACCGGAAATGAAAAACATTCATCATACCTGCCGATGCACCGGGCAACAGTTTACGTTCAAAGAGTGGTGCGCGTGGCTTGATAGCCACGAAAAAGCCGGATGGGATAGCGGTAAATTCGTGGCGTTATCGTACAACGGTTTCGATTTCAACATTCACGACGTATGCCTAACGCCTAACAGACCTGTCCGATTATTCAACCACCATTGTATCGTGGAGGTTAAAACGGCGCAGTCGCCGACCGGACGCTGGGATTACGGGCTGGATGTCGACTTGCACAATTCGGGCCATTACGTCGGGGTCGGATTCGTCGATGATGTGCAAAAGGGATACCCAACGGAGGCCGCCGCAATTCTTGCCGCCCTGCTCGATGCCCGCAAATCAGCCGAACGTGAATTGGCAAACTGTTCCGGTCGCTCCCGGTCAAATCTCGACAATGAGGACGACGAAGACGGGTTCATCAAAGACAGCACGTTGGCCCCGTATATTCGGAATATCATCAAGCAAATCGACGATCAGCGCCGTGCAACGGCGTTCAAACAACTAACCCTATTTTGATTATGACACGACACGTTGAATCGCACATGCAACGAATGTGCGTTGGTTGGTTCCGGTTCCAATACCCCGCCGTCGGCAAACTCCTGTTCGCCGTTCCGCCCTATCGGACGCACAAATCGAATGGCGCTCGCTCACAATCACGAACGGAAACAGACACGTCGTCTGCCGGACGTTAGAGGAATTTCAGTCGGAAATACGCTGGTACATGGCGCGTCCGGCAAATAACGAACCACGGGACGAAATCACCTGTGCACGCCCGATAGTTCCGCCATCCATCGAAGAGATCGAGCGAGCATTTGGGAAAATCAGACGACACAAAATCAATCATCAATCTATTAAAACAGCAAAGCAATGAGAGAAATTAAATTCCGAGGCAAACGCCTCGACAATGGGGAGTGGGTAGTCGGCAGCTATATAGAAGCCGAAAACAGAGATCGAAGCATAGCGCATCAAATTATACCCTACAAAGCTGGTTTAGTTGTCCGAGAAGTAGATCCAGCCACCGTCGGTCAGTACACGGGGCTGAAAGACAAGAACGGCAAGGAGATTTACGAGGGCGACATTATAAATTGGCTCATGCACCGGATGGATCGCACAGGATATATCGAGGAAGGGCGCGTTGAGTTCCGAACGAATGAGCAGGCAACTGTTGTAATCAATAAGTTTGCAGCCAAAGACGGACGCGAGAGTGTGCGCAATATCCTGAATTGCCTTAATGATCTGAAAGTCATTGGCAATATCCACGATAACCCCGAATTGATGAAAGGAGGTGACCAATGACAACACACAACCCGAAATTCAGAGGAACGCCCGGCCCGTGGCGGGTCGACGGGCACGAACACAAAAACGGCGTCGTAGAATATACCATCGTTTCGATTTCCGGCGACGCTGTCGGCTGCGCTCCCGTCGCAGAGGTACTGCGCAATAACCCGCGCCCGATACCGGAACATCGCGTCGAGGCAAACGCCCGGTTGCTCGCCGCTGCACCCGACTTATTGGCCGCACTCGAATCCCTCGTCGAAACATTCGACCCGGATAGGCAGGTTATCTATTCATTCGCTCGCGGGAAGATCGAAGCGGCAAAACACGCCATCGAATACATCTATCAATCAAATCGTCAATAACAATGAAAACAGTCGAAGACCTTAACAGACTTATCCGCGACGAAATCGCGGCCATCGAAGCACTCCGAAGCGAAGACGAAAAAATATGGTCGGTTCGGGGGGGGGTAACAGAGGCCGATGCAAAACGCAGCAAGAAGATCCGCCGCATGATCGGCGACCATAACAACGAGATCGCCCACCTGCGCCGCCTTATCCGCTTTGTCGAGGCAACCCCGGAAGAGGGTATACGAATGATGCTCGACCAGCTGCGCGGACAGGTAGATCGAATCACCGCATCTGCCGACCGCTACAAATTGAAAGAGCAGAAAAAAGAGTATCTGACACGTGCAGGCGCGCAGCTCAAACACGCACAAATCGCCGAACTTGAATTCTTATTACAATGAATAACAAAGCTATTGCCCCGGAAACTACCGTACAGGAACGGTGTGCCATCTGCGGCCGCCCGAGGATTTACAAATACGACGGTTATTGTCGTCCCATCTGCGAACGATGCGCCAACGGAGGTGGCAGGACATACGTTCGAAGCGGAGAGAAGATTGGCCGCAACGAACCATGCCCATGCGGTAGTGGTTTGAAATACAAGAAATGTTGCGGCAAATGAATGCCGCCCTTAATAACTCAAAACCAAAATAAAGATGGACAAAAAACAAACGACCGCGACTTGCCCCAAATGTGGGGAAGAAATTGTGCAGTGCGAAAACTGCGAGAATATGGGCTGCCCCGATTGCGACGGGTTTGTAGTTACCCGCGGCGACGTGATTCTGTGCCCGGAATGTGCCGCCGCTTGCAAGGAGGACTGCGACAAGATGCGCGCTGTCGGTTGCGGTAGTTGCGCCCTTTTCGCTGACGAAGACGACGAGGGGCAGGGTTGGTGCGAACTGCATCAGGAATCCGTGTGCTTCATTGATAAATGCAGCGACCGAATTTCGAAAGTCTGATCGCTGATAAAATCTTACCCGAAAGCGTGTATTATTTACACGCTTTTTACATATCTTTGTGCTGGTAACCAATACAGAGTAAACGCAACCGGGCCTATGAAAATTCCGCAAACTATCGAAATGCAGGTTGGCGCGCTCAATGCCAGCGAGCACAACCCGCGACAAATCACCGAAGACGATTTCGCCGAACTGGTCAAATCCCTGCTACTGCTGCCGAAAGGCTTGTATTACCGCCCCGTCGTCGTGGACGACCGGAATATCGCCCTTGCCGGAAATATGCGCCTGCGGGCGCTGAAATACATTCACGAACTCGGATTCGACGACCTCGCAGAAATCTTGCGGGCGTCGTATCGGTTCCGGCATTTCGACGAGGCGAAACAATCCGCGCTGCTGAACTACTGGCGCGAATGGCAGATGCACCCGACCGTGCCGACGCTTTACGCCTCGGAACTCGACGAAGACGAGCAACAGCAGTTCATCATCAAAGACAACCTATCGTTCGGCACGTTCGATATTGACATGTTGGCGAACGAGTACGACATCGCGGCGATCATCGACGATGGTTTCGACATCGACCTGCTCCCAAAATCGGCCATCGAGGCGTTGGCCGCGGCAAATGGTATCGACCCTAACGATATAACAGGGCGACGCTGTGGCGGCGACGGGGAAGCCGACGAGCACTACACGCACAAAATCACGTCGCCCGTCTACGAGCCGAAGAACGAAAAACCGGACTTATCGACGCTGACCGACAGCGGCCGAACCGACGAACTGCTGGCAAAGATCGAGGCGTCGAACGTATCGCCCGACGAAAAAGAGTTCCTGCGGCAGGCTGCCGCACGGCATACGGTGTTCGACTACGCCAAGATTGCCGACTACTACGCACACGCCTCGAAAGAAATGCAGGAGCTTATGGAAGATTCGGCGCTGGTCATTATCGACTTCGGCAAAGCCATCGAAAAGGGCTACATCCGTTTGTCGGACGAAATACGAAACGAATACACACGGGAGTATGGCAATGAGGCATAACGGGTTCGTCGCGTTCATTCTGACGCACGGCCGCCCCGACCGGGTGCTGACCTATGAGAAGCTGCGCAAACACGGATATACGGGGAAAATATACATCGTCTGCGACGACGAGGATAAGACGCTGCCGGAGTATCGCAAACGCTTCGGCGACGTGCTCGTCTTTTCCAAATCGGAGATCGCAAAGACATTCGACGAGGGCGACAATTTCGGCGACCGCCGGGCAATCATCTACGCCCGCAACGCCTGTTTCGAGCTGGCCCGACAGATCGGGGCGACGCATTTCATCGAGCTGGACGACGACTACACATATTTCAAATTCCGGTTCGACGACCAGCTACGCTGGCACGGCGCAGACGTCCAAGACCTCGACGCGGTATTCGACATGCTGCTCGACTATTTCAATTCCGCCCCGATGCTGACCCTTGCGATCGGACAAGGCGGCGATTATATCGGCGGCGAAAAGGCGACGAGATTCAACGACGGAATACAGCCGATGCGCAAAGCCATGAATTCGTTTATCTGCTCCGTCGACCGACCGTTTCAATTCGTCGGCCGTATCAACGAAGACGTCAATACCTACGTCCTGCTGGGGTCGCGGG